AACGAAGTGAGAATGCTGTCGAGGAAGATTTCCATTATTTCGACGTGGTAGAAGACCAAAACGTGTATCAATTCCCCGACGACGTTGTTGAAGTCCGCGACCTTTACGGACGCCCATCAGGCACAACATCAACCGGCGTGGACTTTGAACCCTTCGAAGCCAACTATTACAACACCTTCCTGAACAGCACTGGAAGCAGCAACAGTGGCGCTCTTGCAACATACGACTTCCTAGCGCAGTATCACGAAACGCTGGGCAGATTGATGGGTGCCGAATACACTTTTACTTGGCGCCGTAACTCACATCAACTGTTGCTTCATCGACGTCCCCGCTACCCACGCCCAATCTATGCTCATGTGTATCGTTACCGCAACGAAGCCAACCTGTTTGGCGACTACATGGCAGCGCCCTGGCTTAAGGAATATGCGCTTGCATACAGCAAGATGATGTTGGGCGAAGCTCGTGGCAAGTTTGCTAGCTATGCTGGTCCACAAGGCGGAACCACCTTGAACGGAGAGCAACTCAAGTCTGAAGCACAGGAAATGATGGTTCAGCTAGAAGAAGACCTCAAACTGTTCAAGGACGGCGCTGCACCTCTAGGCATAATTATCGGTTGACATACCAAGACACTTCGCTTATATTGAATCTGTAAGCAACGGAGACCGACATGAAAGCCGACTTGTTTGAGGGTCAAATTACGTCCGCTGAAGATGCCATGCGCTTCGTGTATGCAGGACGCGCCCTGTTCACGCTGGTTAGCCGCCGCACCCAACGGCGTTTCACCTTCAAAGTGAACTCTGCTCGCAGCAACCGCGAAGCCAACACCCGTTTCGTCCGTGTGCTGAGCGGACCCGACAACGAAACCAGCTATCTGTATCTTGGTTATCTCAACGCTGCCAAGCCAGGCACTATGCTGCCAGGCAAAAAAGGCCATCCTGAAGCCGAAAGCTACCGCGCCCTTGCTTGGACTGTCAAGCAATTGGCAGCTGGCAAGATGCCCGAAGACCTTGAGTTCTACCACAGCGGCAAGTGTGGTTGCTGTGGGCGCACACTGACTGTGCCTGAGAGCATCCGCAGCGGCCTTGGCCCCGTCTGTGCTGGAAAGCACAAATGATCTTTACGGCGCGCGAATTCCCTGATGGCAGCATTGAATGGAAACAGGGTAACAGTGTTCCTTACTGGCGTCGTGCGTCAGGGCTTTGGGTTATCAACTATCGCGTCTACGAGTTTGATGAATGGCTATCGCTTATAGAACTTCCTGAGGAAGAAAAGCTCATGCTCAAGCTGCGGTTTGGGTGACGTGTTCACCCGCTATGAGCTCACTGACGATGCATTGATCTGGTGTGATGAAACTGGCACAGTGGTATATCGTAGGAGCCGAAGTGGGCTCTGGTATTACAACGAACTCCTGTTTAGCTTTGATGCTTGGTTGTAATTGGTGCAGCTTCCGCATGAAGAAAAAGTCTGGTTGCGCCTACATTTTGGTTGACAAAGCAAGACACTTTGCTTATAGTGTATGAGTAAGCAATGGAGAACGACATGACCATGGAAACCGCGATTGCCGAACTGATTGAAGCCATCCGCGCCGACTACCTGACCTGGACGACCAACCGTGGTCGCACTGCACTGTCGGACGTGGCCGTGAAGATGGTCAAGGAGTTCAACGAAGGCATCAGCGTTGAGCACGGTCGCAAATACATCAAGATCGTGTCGCGTGGCAGCGTGTGGGGCTTCATTGTCGCTACTGAAGGTGACAAGTTTCCCCGTGGCACAATCCTTAAAGCTGCTAGCTGGGCAACTCCTGCCCGTAACCATGCCCGTGGCAACGTCCTGGAAGGTGGCTACACCATCCAATGGACTGGCCCGCTGTATATGAACTGAGAGAACGATGGCCCGCCGCCCCAAAAAGTTGCCCAAACAGCGTAACTTCTACGCGGCGGCTGTTCTTGACCCTTCAAGCCCATTCCGTCCCAAAACCATTCCCACCAAGATGGAACGACTCGCTGCCCGTAAACGTAAGCACAAAGGCAAGAATGCCAATCATGAGTAGATACACCATCCTGCCTGGTGAAACCGCTGAACAGTGGCGAGCCCGCGATGCCCGCCTTGATGTAGAGCTTGCCGAGTTCAACACGGTGCTCAAGAATATCCAAGACTTGACACGTCAAGTGGACCGTGGCCCCTCTACTACTGGCTTTATGACTGGCTGGTTGAGCAACATGTTTCAAAACATGTCTGAAGAAGATCGAGTGTTTGCCCTTGAACGCTTCCGGGCGTATGATGGTGAATTGCTCATGATCAAGATGGCTGGAGAACCTGCATGAGCGTCTACCATGATCAGTGGCTGAATGACACAGTGCGGGACCTGGAACGTCGTTACCAAAACCGCAAGTGCGGAGACTGTCGCAAGTGGAACATTCACCAGCTTTGCCCAAGGGAAAGTGGTCCTGGGATGCGTGGCTACAGCCGCGGACCCAGCATGAATGACAGCATATGTCCGCAATTTGAACCTGATGCCAGCATGGAAGCTATGCTGGAAATGATCGTGATGAAGAAGTTGGAATCATGACCCAGGATGAACAGAACGATCTCGACATTCAGCGCATGACGCTCAAGCGGGCTGAGGCGCTGCTTCTCCTGGACGACTTCAAGAAGTGGTATATGGAGAGCCCTCCGGGTGCAGGCAACCAGATCCTTTACCTTGGGCTGATGCGTGACATTCTTCGCGGCACTGAGGACAAGGTGGACCGCTTGATCGATGACCTAACGGACCGTAACGGTCGTGCATTGCTGAAAAAACTTTCACTAAACGCTTGATTTTCTTGAGGTTTCATGCTATATAGTATGATATTCAGGAGTAATCGTGACAAGAAAAATCATTGGAATTTGTGGGTTTATCGGCTGTGGCAAAGACACGGTGGGTAATTTCCTGGTGAAAGAATACGGCTTCACCAAAATCAGTTATGCGGACAGATTGAAAGACACTGTGGCCACCATGTTTGGATGGGATCGTGCCATGGTAGAGGGCGACTCCAAAGAGAGCAGGGTCTGGCGTGAAGTCCCAGATCCATTCTGGACTAAAGAGTTGGGATATCCAGTAACACCTCGCCTTGTCCTTCAGCGTGTGGGGACAGACTGCATGAGGAACGGATTTGATGACCAAATCTGGACCTTGTTCGTCAAGAAAACACTGCTAGACAATCCTGACACCAATTACGTTGTGCCTGATGTGCGCTTCTTTAACGAGCGCAAGCTGCTCAAAGATCAGGGCGGAGAAATCTGGCGTGTCAAGCGCGGACCAGATCCAGACTGGGCACAAAAAGCAATCAGCGACAACCGTTACGACACACAATGGATGAAGGACTTCCCTGAAATCCATGAAAGTGAGTGGCGCTGGCTGGACCATCCAACAGAATTTGATCGCAATATCCCTAACGACAGCGGGCTAAAGGAACTTATCAAGCACGTAGAACAGGCAATTCGTTTCTGATTTCCCGTTAAGTCAGTAGTTTATTCCGTATCACAGGGTGATAACTAGTCATCCAATAAATACTAGCAGAGCAATCTACATCGCTTTGATAGGAGATAAACACATGGCTACTTTAGTATCCCCAGGCGTTGACGTCACCGTTGTTGACGAAAGCGCATACGCTAGCCCAGGGGCTGGCACTATTCCTCTCATCGTTGTGGCTACTGCGCAAGATAAAACCGATCCAACTGGAACAGAAGTTGACGGTATTGCGAAATACACCAAAGCAATCAACGCTAACTTGGTGGTTCCAGTAACCTCACAGAGAGAACTAACTCAATTTTTCGGCGATCCACTATTTGCCACTGCACAAGGTGCAGAAACAAGCGAATACGGTCTATTGGCAGCTTACAGCTACCTTGGACAAGGATCTCAAGTCTACATCGTTCGTGCTGACGTCGACCTTGCTGCTCTTGAAGCAGTGGACGTGGCGCCAACAGGGCCAGCAAATGGCAACCAACTATGGATTGACACTGATGCTAGCCGTTACGGCTTGCACGTTTATGTTGCTGCTAGCGCAAGCTGGGTTCTACAGGACGTAATTGTTGAAGTAGACGTTACTTCATCTTCAGGCGAAATTGCTAACCCTGGCACCTACGCACCAGTCACTGCTATTGCCGCAGCCGGAACGTTCTTGGTCGCTGTTCTTAACGACAGTGTGGCAGGACCAACCGGCGT